ACCCCGCCTCGAGACCCCGAGCTTGAGACCTGTCCGTACATTTGTGTTTCTTCCCTTAAATTATTCTGTCTGAGTAAACATGGCTGCCATCAAAGGTCAGTGGTGGTGTTTCACTGTCTTCTTCTTGACTGCTACGGCTCCTGATTTGGTACCTCTCTTCGAGAACACTCACGTGAGTTACGCCTGCTGGCAAGAAGAGGAGTCTCCGACGACGAAACGTCGCCACCTGCAAGGCTACCTGCAGTTGAAGGGTCAGAGGACCCTGAACCAGGTGAAGGCTATATTTGGGGATTTGAAGCCCCATCTTGAGAAACAGCGAGCTCGTAAGACAGACGAGGCTCGCGATTATTGTATGAAAGAGGAAACTAGGGTTTCCGGCCCTTTTGAATTTGGGGAATACTGTCCTGCTGGTTCTCACAAACGCCGACAAAGGGAAATCGTAATTCGATCTCCGGTGAGAATGGCTGAGGAAAATCCTTCCGTTTTCCGACGAGTCAAGGCAAAGATTGCTGAGGAAGAATTCCAGAAGAGCGCTCATGAGATTCAAATTTCAAATTTGAAATCTTGGCAACTGCGCCTGAAGACGCTCCTCGGCAGGGACCCAGATGACCGCACTATCATCTGGGTATATGGACCCACTGGTGGGGAAGGAAAATCCACCTTTGCCAGGGACCCGAACAGAAGTGGGTCCTGGTTCTATACACGTGGTGGATCTGCTGATAATGTTAGTTATCAATATATAGGTCAATTAGGAAATAATATTGTATTTGAGATCCCTCGTGATAAGAAGGATTATCTACAATATAGTTTAATAGAGATGTTTAAGGATAGGTTAATAGTTAGTAATAAGTACGAGCCTCTTATGGCCCCGTTAATTAATTGTATTCATGTTGTAGTTATGTCTAATTTTCTCCCTGACTTTGAGAAGATTAGTAGTGATAGGGTCCATGTAATTCCTTGTATTCCTTGTGGTGTTTGTCTTAAACATCATATTCATGAAATTAAATGTGATGAGTATTTGGATTAATTTTGTTTCTTTAAAAAAAGAAAGAATGAAATGAAAAAAAAAAGAAATACTGAACCGTATTTTATTATTATTATGAGAATTTGGGCCCCGCAGGGGCATAAAAAAATATGTTGTTTCTTTAAAAAAAGAAAGAATGAAATGAAAAAAAATATAAAAGAATAAAAAAAATAAACAAATAAGGGTTTATAATGTGGGCCATACTAAGTGCGCTAGATGAGAGAGAAAATGCAATTGGGTACTGTAGCAACACGGAGGGACTAAAGTTGTAATTATGGAAAGTTTGGGACTGATTTGTAAATATCCTTGGGTACCCAGGCTATAAATAACACGTCACGAGGCGGGTGTAGTATT